GCATCCCGATAAAGAAGGTACTAGAATAATTGCAGATAAAATAAAAGAGTATTTATGATATACAATATATTGTGCGCTGGGTGTTCTTTTACTCACGGAAATAAAAAATATCATCTTAACAATAAGCCGGCGGATTGGTATCCGTATGCTAATTTTCTACCTGGTCGTACGTATAATATTGGAAAATGTGGTCACGGTATTTCTCCTAAATATTTTAGGCTATTTTTTAAACAATACAAAGAAGAAAAGCTAACACACGTTGTTTATCAAGTACCTAGCCCGATTCGACAGCCTGTAGATTTAAATGATTATGATGAAGATCATTTTAGACTTAGAGTTGGAGGAAGTGATAAGTATGATGCTGTAAACGGTTATACTTATATACATCAAGATGGTCAATTGGAGGAAGCAAGAATCAATGATGCTGTATGGCATCCAGGAAACAAACCAACAGTATATAGTCAATTAAGAGAATTCAACATACAGGTTTTTGATAAAAAAGATCAATATCTTGAAAAAGCTATAGATATAGTTAATATTAATGTTAAATTAATTAGANAAAACCAACCNAATGCGAAAATAATATTTTTACGTTATGAGGATACAAGAAAACCGTTACTGTATGAATTTTGTGAAGATTTCTATAAGATCACGTTAGCTGATTATTGTAAAGAAAACGATATTTCATATATATATGAAGAAAATTTTAATACAAAATGGTTTAAAAAGAACAAATATGGAATCCATCCTAATAAACCAGGTGCTAAATTGATAGCAGATAAAATAAAGGAGCATTTATGATGTATAATATATTATGCGCCGGGTGTTCATTTACTGACGGTAATTTTAGAAAATTCGCAAAATCAGATTGGTCCGCNAGTCATTCGTATGTTACTTTCTTACCCGATAACCCTCATAATATCGGGAGCGCTGGGNTTGGTATTTCTCCTAAATTATTTAGAAAATTTTTTAATGAACACAAAGAAGAAAAGCTAACACATGTTGTTTATCAAGTACCATCCCCTTCACGTCAACCTATAGATTTAGATGATTATAATGAAGATAATTTAGGTCAATATTGGCGTTGTTTTATATTTAAACGTAAGAGTCAAAAAAGAGAATTCAACATACAGGTTTTTGATAAAAAAGATCAATATCTTAAAAAAGCTATGGAGCTGGTTGATATCAATGTTAAATTAATTAGAGAAAACCAACCNAATGCGAAAATAATATTTTTACGTTATGAGGATACGAGAAGACCTTTACTGTATGAATTTACTAAAGNTTTTTATAAGACCATGTTAGCTGATTATTGTAAAGAAAACGATATTTCATATATATATGAAGAAAATTTTAATACAAAATGGTTTTTCAATAACAAATATGGAATCCATCCTAATAAAGTAGGTGCAAAGTTAATAGCAGATAAAATAAAGGAGTATTTGTAATGTATAATATATTATGCGCTGGTTGTTCNTTTACNGCCGGGTGGAACCATACTAGCAATTTAGCTATTATTGATCGNCCTGTGGAGGATCGGTCTANGGTCAGTACTGATATTCCGTCAGACATTGGCACTAGTTTGATTCCCACAGATTATGTATACNGACACCCTAAGGATAAGTACGAAGTTTCGATCGAAGTAAAGGATTTTGTACGAAACCCATATGTCTCTTATACTAATTATTTACCCGAGACAACATATAATATAGGCAGACCAGCTAGTGGTATTCAAAGTCAAGATATATCGAGATTTATTAAACGAAATAGAGATATACATTTAACTCATTTTATTTATCAAGTACCAAGTCCTGCTAGACAACCAAAACAATTAAATCATCCTTATATGTGGCCTTTTTGTGGTCGGGAAAATGATATTCTTTGGTCTGCAGGTAAAAAAAATAGAACGGTATGGCGATTGTTAAAGGGAGGTAATATAGATATATTTAAGAATCAACATTTATTTTTAAACAGAGCTCTACGTAAAGTTGATAACAATGTTAACATTATTCGACAACAACATCCTGACNTAAAAATTATATTTTTACGTTATGAAGAATCCCGACACCCGTTGATCGCTGAATTTTGTGAACCTTTTTATAAGGATATGTTACCACATTACTGTGAAGAAAATAATATTACGTATATATATGTAAATGAATTTAATACATTATTGTTCTACCGTGAGAATTTAACTATTGATAAAGTACATCCTAACATTAAAGGTGCAAAAATAATTGCAAAAAGAATAAAGAAAGATTTATAATAAATATCGATATGGTCATCTTAAACAATGGTTGTTCTTTTTCAGCTAAAAGCAAAATTAAATATGCTTTAAGTGGTGAAGGTAAACCCGGTGAAAATCGCGTCCTACTCCGCAAAGATGGCAAAGTACGCCGGCATAAAGATTGGAACCTAATATCATATTGTGATTATTTACCAGGAGAAATACATAATATTGCTAAACACGGATCCGGTGTTGACGTAATACGGATTAAGACGTTTCTAGATTCTGTACACGAACGGTGGATTAAAAAAAATAAAGAATTAACGCATTTTATTTATCAAATTCCTCATCCCACTAGACAACCTATATTTGAAGAGCTAAAAGATGACGAAGAATTTTATAAAGCTACTTTACAAATTGATGAGGTTTGGGGTATTAAGGACGCACCATCTTACGTTGACCGAGCTGCTAAACACTCAACAGGTGATAGTGAACGGTTAACAGATGTGCTCAAGCTCCTAGGTCGGAGATTTAAGAGATTCGCGTTCGGTGAAAAATATATAGACACACCGTGGGATGAAATTCGAAAAAATGAGTATCTACAGCAAAACTTTTTATGGCATCAAGTATGTAATGAAAATAAAATCTTCGGCCCGGATGAACGTGAAAGATATTTAAAGAAGGCACTTAATGGTGTAGACCAAAATGTTAATATGGTTCGTAATAAATGGCCAAATGTTAAAATTATATTTTTACGATATGAAGAGACTAAAATACCTTTAGTTTATGAGTATGGAAAAGATTGGTTTAAAAATACATTATCTAATTATTGCAAAAATAATAATATTACATATATATTTGAAGAGAACTTTAATACAAGATGGTTTCATGATAACGGTTTATGTGATGATAAAAGACATGCCAATCACACCGGCGCTAAATTAATAGCAGATAAAATAAAGGAGCATTTATGACATTTTTTTATAGAATAAAATTAAGATATCTTCAATTCAAGCAATGGTTATTACGAAAGCTCGGAAAAGACGACGACGACGACAATACATATCCTTTCTGGTAATTAATTATAAATAATTATATGAAATCTATTTTGTTGTGTGGTGGTAAAGCTTGTTGTCCGATGTTAGTACTACTTAAAGACAAAAAAACAATCCAAATTACAGATGATACAGGTAATACTGTTGAGATGGATATATCTCAAGCTAAATTAATTGATCAGGCTTTAAAAGATATTTTAAAGGAGGATAAATTATAATTTTTATTGATGTATTAGCGTGTATTGGTTTAATGTTTATTCTCAAATATGGTACTATTCTTAATTTCCCTAGAAGAATCATCACAAAAATATCTTTCATAAAGGAATTATTTAAATGTAGTTTATGCTTAGGCTTCTGGGCTGGTGTTATTGTATATTTTGTTAGTAAAAATGAATATATATTGTTTCCATTTGTAAGTGCTGGTGTATGTTGGATAATAGATAATTTCAATAATGTACTTCAATCGATTGAAATAGAGCTTGATAAATAATTATATATGATAGTTGATTATTTTTAGGTTTATTCTATAATGTATATATGAAGTTTACTAGTACGAAGATTCTTGAACTCGGTAGCTGTGCTTTTCGACAACCAAATGCCAGTCATTCTCATTGTAGATTTTTACATGGTTATAGATTAACAGCTAAATTCTGGTTCGGTACTAATCAATTAGACGAGAACCATTGGGTTGTAGATTTCGGCGGCTTAAGCCGTCTTAAAAACATTTTAAAAGATCAGTTTGATCATACAGCTTGTATTGCGGCAGATGATCCTGCACTACCTATTTTTGAAGAATTACAAAAAGCAGATGCATGTGATTTAAGAGTAATGCCTAATGGAACAGGTATTGAGAGAATCGCTGAATATTGTCATAATATTGCTAATGATGTTATAAGAGAGCAAACCGAAGATAGATGTTGGGTAGATAAAGTTGAAGTATTTGAACATGAAAATAACTCTGCTATTTACACCGAAAATATGGTTACTACCATGAGATTTGCTGAGAACGCTGGAAGTATTTGTTAAAATGGGTAAAGGAAGTAAAAGACGCACAGGAGAAGATACAAATAGTATTGTTACTAATTGGGATGAAATTGACTGGGATCATACGCTTAAGGCTGCTGATCAGTATTTAAAATCTACTAAAGAAGAAGCTGATAAAAAGAAAAATGAACGAAAAAGAATCAACGATAATGATCGCGGACGGGACTGAGACAATATATCTATCAGACGATAAGATATTCTACACAGTAGAGGGAGAAGGTGAGTTTATAGGTTATCCCTCTGTATTCATGCGTCTTTCAATGTGTAATTTAACATGTCAAGGATTTGCTTCTGAAGATTCACCACATGGTTGTGATAGTTATATTTCTTGGAGTGTGAAAAATAAGCTTACTCTTAAAGAAATTTTTGATTTCTTTGAAAGTAGTGGATATAAAGATCATTTATACAATGGTGCTATATTAAAAATCACCGGCGGAGAGCCCTTAGTACAACAAAAGGCACTATTAAAGTTTTTAGAGTATATGGAGGTCGAATGGGGCTGGGTTCCTCGGATAGATTTTGAGACTAACGCAACAATTTTACCAGATCCAGAGTGGTTGAGAGTCGGTGCAACATTTACTACTTCTCCTAAGATGAGTAATAATGGAGACCCGGAAGCTAGGCGATATAAACAACCGGTTTTAGATTGGCATTCTATAAATGGATCTGGTTTTAAGTTTGTTATTGATAAAGAGTCAGATATCGATGAAGTCTTTGGTAAATATATTACACCGTTTGATATTCCTACAGGTAGGGTATGGTTAATGCCGTGTTGTGGTAGCAGAGAAGAGCATATAGAGAAGGCTCCTATGGTTGCCGAGCTAGCTAAGAGGTATAGGTTTAATTTTAGTCCTAGATTACATTTATTGATATGGGATATGGCCTTAAAAGTATAGATTAATAAATATTAAATAATATGAGAATTGCAATTAGCGGAACAGCGTGTCAGGGTAAGACAACCTTAATTACAGATTTCTTAGAGCAATGGCCTACCTATAAAACACCTAAAAAAACTTATAGAGACATTATCAAGGATAATAATCTTGATCATTCTTCTAAAACTAATAAAAAAACCCAAAAAAATATTTTAGATTTTATGATCAAAGAGCAAAAGAAATATCGGAGCTCTGATAATGTAATCTTTGATAGATGTCCGTTAGATAATCTTGTATATAGTATGTGGGCGACAGAGCAATCTGACTTAGATATTGATGATAAATTTGTACAAGAGTGCATACCTCTTGTTAGAGAGAGTCTTTCTAATTTAGATATTATATTCTTTACACCCATAACAAAAGTGTCACCTGTTGAGCTTACAGAAGATGACTTACGTGACACTGATCCGAAAGTCATAGAAGAAGTTGATAATATATTCAAAGCTATGCACCGGGAATATATGCAGAATGATGAGAGTGTCTTTTTTATAAAAGACGATAAACCTGGTATTATAGAAGTATTTGGTGATCGAAGACAGCGTATAGCAATACTTAAGCTTTATATAGATGCTGAGGGAGATATACACCCCGGTGGTGATCTCATTGATGAAGCTATGTTATCTGATCTAAAGGCATTGAGTGGGGTATGGAATGATGTAGATCCTGCAGAACATTCTCATTTACGAAACGCTATGGAAAAGCAAATTAAACAGGATCGAAGTCATCGGATGAATAAATAATTATATGACTGATTATGATAAATTATGCGAACGATATATGACTAGACAGGTACGTTCTTTTTATCCTCGTAAGTTTGAATTATCTACAGAGTTTCTTGATGCATTTAAATTAGAATATTCTCGGCTAGTAGAAGGCGGTCAAAATAAAAAGACTCTATTAGAAAGAATTCGTAAAGCTTTAAGTTTCCATCTTTAAATTTCGTAATACTTTTACAATATATTTTAATATTTCAGATCTCACAATATCTAATTCATTAAACTTAAATACACATATACCCTGATCGATAGATTCTTTCTTATTAAATGCATTTATGATCGCCTTAAATCCAGTTTTAACTCCAATATCACTTTGTTGCGTGTCTCCAGTTACTATATATTTCGTATTTTCTCCAAATCTTGTTAATATTGTAGTTAATTCCCCTGGAGTTAAGTTTTGAGCTTCATCCACAACAACACAAGCATTATTAAACGTTAATCCACGCACGTAATTAACAGGTACGCATTTAATATATTGTTCGCTTATTAAATTAGAAGATAACGACTTATCTAAAAATTCATTTAATTTTTCAAACAATGGAAAACACCATGGTAAGAACTTATCATCAACTTCTCCAGGAAGTGACCCCATACTTTTTGAAGCCGACTCTACAATGCTTCTTATGTAGATAATTTCTTGTACTTTTCGTGTACGTAATAACTGTAAAGCAACATATACTGATAAATATGTTTTGGCCGATCCAGCAGGCCCATCGACTAATGCCATCTTACAAGTGTCCTTGAAACAATTTTCAAGGAATTCTTCATGAACTGGGGTTATCTCATATTTTTGTGTAACATTAAAATTTAGGAATGTATTTTTCTCTATACTTTCTTTTATTTCCTCGTTATTAACTATTGCTTTTCTACTAACTCGTTTGCCACTAAGTGCAGTCTTTTGATTTGAGTTAGAAACCGACGCGGAACGTCCTTTTCTAGCCATATCTTTAAGTATTTATTGCATTTCACATAAATTCAAATCAATAATTAAACATTTATCAATGATAAAAATATTTACAGGCTGGAGTAATTCAGGTGGTTCGACGACAGCACTTATTAACTTATGTAATTTATTTAACGACAACGGATATGAATGTATAATGTATGGTCCACATACATGGCACTTAGATAGGTGTCGCGGTGCAAATCTACAAACCGCGACTACTACAAAATCAGATAAAATTATATATCATTTTCTTGATGTAAGAAAAACTAGACCAGATGTTGACAAGTTTGTTTTAACCTTGCACGAAAAGGCTCTATATCCTCTTAAACAGAAACCATTTCATATTTTTGATAAAGTTCATTTTTTAAATAAAGAACAGATTAACTGGCATGGTGTTTATAAGGATATTTCGTGGTTTATATGTGGTAATGCTCATGAGAGCTTAATACCGTTTAAACAGCTAAAACAAAGAGTAGCTGGCATTATAGGTAATATCGACGAGAATAAACAAGTACATATTTCAATACAAAGAGCTCTTAAAGATGGTCATAAAGATATTCGAATATACGGTAATAACAATGACCCTCAATATTGGAATAATTATGTACAGCCGTTATTAAATAAAAACTCTAATGTAGTTAAGTTTATTGGATATGAAAATGATAAACAGAAAGTATATAATACAGTGACTGATGTATATCATTCTTCATTATCTGAGAATGCTTCACTTGTATATGATGAGTGTAGGTTAACAGAAGTTACCTTTCACGGTAATGAAAATATTGTTGATCAGCCTATTTGGTCAAATGTCGCTATTTTAAAATTATGGGTACAGCAATTAGAATTATGAGCAATATTATTCAAACATTATGGATCGGAAATACCCTTTCACCTATGGAGATTTTATCTTTGAATTCATTTGTTAAAAATGGTATGGAAATTCATTTGTATTGTTATGAAGATATAAAAAATGTTCCTCGAGGCGTAGTTATAAAGGACGGTAGAGATATTCTCCCTAAAGAAGATATTTTTGCATATCAAGTTGGTGAAGGTAAAGGATCATATTCTGCTTTTTCTAATTACTTTCGATATAAGCTGTTATACGAAAAAGGTGGATGGTGGGTTGATACAGATATGGTCTGTCTACAACCGTGGAATTTTACAGAAGATCGTGTGTTTTGCTCTGAGGAAAATTATGAAACAGGATTACCTTTCTTAAACACAGGTGCTATTAAATGTCCAGTTGGTGATGAGTTAATGAATTATTGTTATAACGAATGCTTAAAGAAAGATAAACAAACCTTAGAGTGGGGTATCGTAGGTCCAAAGCTTTTAAATACAGCAGTACATAAATTTAAATATACTAATTTTGTTAAACCTACACGGTCCTTTAGTCTTGTTGCTCCTTTTAGGTCACAATTGTTTATTATTCCAAAAGGTGGAGTATATGGTCTAAATGTATTAACGGATTTAATATTTACTCCAGGTGAAAATGTATATGGATTACATTTATGGAATGAAGCTTGGAATAGAATAGGTATAAGTAAGCATATTGACCATCCTGTAACTTCAATTTACGAGCAATTAAAATTAAAATATGTATAATATAGTATTTTTAATTAGTAAAGAACATTATAATACGAAAATGTCTCGTATTAGGTTTCATTCTATACGAGCTTTGTTTAATCATAAACAAGTCAATGGTATATATACCGGTCCTGGATGGGATAATTGGGTTTCCACTATATCAGTACAGACGAATTTAGATAATATTCTTAAAGGTAAAGAATGTCATTTAGTTATTGGATATAAACCTCTTGAAATTTCAGGTTTTGCAGATATTACTTATAATAAATGTATTCGTTATAACGAGATGTATGATAAAGAATGGACATTAAAAGAAATAACTGAAAGTAAAGCTAATGTTATTATATGTCATCATTATAATGATTATAAAGAATATATAAACATTTTAAAAACTATTTGGCAAAAAGAAATAGATAAATGTTTAACATGGGTTCCTCATAGCGCCGATGCGAGTATATTTAAACCTAAACCTGAAATAGAAAAAAAATACGATGTAGCACTTGTAGGAGCTACTAATGTTACAACAATGTTAGGAGAACATTATCCATTAAGAGCGAGAATGAGTAAGTTGCTTAGGTTAATGCCGTCTCAATATAGGTGTGGTGTTATTCCGCACGTTGGTGGATCGCACTCAGATGCATATACAGATAAATATGCTATCGATTTTGCTGATAAAATAAATTCAGCTAAAATTATTATAACAGATAGTGGTGCACCTAAATCTAGATTTGGAAAATATATAGAAGTGCCTATGTGTGGTGTTGCCTTGGCTGGGGATGTATATGATGACCACCCTAGAGATGTTGAATTATTAAAGTCCTTTTTAATTGATATTAATATGCAAATGTCTGATCAAGAAATTATTAAAAAGCTTATTTATTATTTAGAAAATAACAACGAAAGGGAGGAGAAGGTAAAAGCTGGTATTGAATATACTAAAGATTTTACTCAAGAGAGATATGCAGAGAGGTGTGTTAATGTATTAACTATTTTACAAAAACAAAAAAATAAGTATATTGAATATATTAATTTGCAAAAAGAAAAAACTACTGATCCTGTACGGAGGGAAAAGTGGTTAAATGGAGAGTGGTTAAGTAAGCTCGGTGGTTTTAAGAAGGTTTTTAATAAGCATGTAGATTATATTGGTAATGAGTGTTTATGTATCGGTGCGAGAACTGGACAAGAGGTACAGGCTTTAATAGATTTAAATAAAAACGCAATTGGTATAGATTTAGTTGCATGCGAACCGCTGGTTGTTAAAGGAGATTTCCATGATTTGAGTTTTGATGATGAATCTTTTGATTTTATTTTTTCTAATGTGTTGGATCATGCATTATACCCTTCGAAATTCTGCTCTGAAATGATACGAGTTTTAAAACCAGGTGGTATTGTATTATTACATCTACAAGTAAACGTACCTAACGATAAATATGGTGTTTTTGATATAAAAGACCCACAAACTGATGTATTTAATAGATTGCCAAATAACACTGAGGTTGTAAAATTGAATAATATTTTTTATGAAGAGTTTAACACGTTTAATAAAGAAGTTTTAATTAAGAAAATATAAAAACAACAATGCCTAATTTAGATTTTATAGTAAAAAAACATCATTTAAATGATACTGGATTAACAAGACATTATTTAACTTTATATTCTATCGTTTTAGGGATGGAGTCAAAGAATGTATTTGAATTTGGTACCGGCTTTTCGACTCAAGCAATGGTTGAAGCCTTAAAATTAACTGGTGGTAAATTAACAAGTGTAGATATGAGACCGTTATCTGTAAGACCAGATGTTCCTTTTAATTTCGAAAGTGATAATGAGAATATATGGTCGTTTCATAACGGTAATTCATTAGACATAGTACCTACTTTAGATCATAGTGAGTGTTATGATGTAGTATTGCATGACGGTTCTCATACAGGTACAGAGGTTACCCTTGATTTAAATAATATAGCCCCGTACGTCAAAACCGGTGGTTTAGTATTAATACATGATACAGCTCATTATGATCTCGGTGCTGAAATGAGGAGTGGAGTAGTTAATAGTGATTTAATTAAAAAATATAAACACGATGGATCGACATTACCTTACGGTTATGGGTTGACTATGATACGCATATTAGCTAATCCTCATAATGATAAAACTATTGATATACAATGGAGAAAAGAATAAGATTTGTAACAAATAAACAAAATTATAATACAGGTTCTTATAGAATTTGGATTCATGATCTTGATAATTATTTTCAAAAGTTAAATATACCATCGTGTATTTCAAACGATGTAGGAGACGGAGAGATTATTATTGTTGGTAAAGGTGAACTTGAATTAGCTCACAATATAAAAATAGCTCACCCAGAAAAAAAGGTAGGATTAATAAATCCCGCGATAGGTAAATATGATTATTGTGATTTTCTTATTGTAGGTTCGATAGAAGAACAAGCAAGTTTATCAATGAACAAAAATGTATTTTTGTATCCATTAATTGAAGAATTATATCAAAATATAGAGATAAAAACTCACACAGATGTAGATGTATTACGTTTTTGTTTTCATGGTCATTATCCCCATTTAGCTAAATTTGATCCATATGTTAAACTTGCATTAGAAGAGTTCTCGAAAGAAGTAAATATTGAGTTACTCACTATACACGGTAATTCTGAGTTTAATTGGGAGTTTGGTAGACCCAATATACAAATAAAATTTAAAAAATGGTCTGCTGATACAATAGTTCATGATATTTTATCTACTGATATTGGTTTATGTCCTAATATCACATATGTTGATTATAAACGTAATCAAATTATTGAGACAGGAGTATATAATACAGATTATATAATTAGATTTAAAAATAAATCTAATGCTGGTAGAGCATTTGTTTTTCATCAATTAGGACTACCTGTTATAACAGATCTTACTCCTAGTAATTTACATATTCTTGGAAACCCACAACATGGTTTGATTGCTGCAGATAAAAATGGGTGGTTAAAGGCGTTTAGAGAGCTATCATGTTGTAAGAAAAGAAAAGAAATGGGATTAAAAGCTAAAGAAGAATTCGATAGGCTTTATAATCCGTTAATATGGNCAAAAAATTTATACTCACAATTAAATGAATTATAAAGAATTAGTCTNGAAATATGCACTAGATGGNCATGGTCGTCCTAGGGGGATGATGACTCGTGTACAATATGAAGAAATATGTAAAGAATTAGAATCTCATTGTCCTTGTAATTTATTAGTTTTTGGCGTAGGAGCAGATTCTCATCTTTGGCAAAATTTAAATATTAACGGTTCAACAGTATTTTTAGAAAATAATCCTGACTGGATATCAAAAGTTTTAAAGGAAAATAATGAGTTAAAAATACATCATATAGTATATAAAACATCTGTACAAGAATATAAAAGAATAAAATTCGACGAGGAAGAGATTAAAATTGATTTACCTGATGAAGTAACGCAAGTATCGTGGGATTTTATAATTGTAGATGCTCCGAAAGGACATCAGCCGCCAAACCCATATAAAGGCTCGGGCCGGATGAGTAGTATTTTTTCTGCTTCTTTATTAATAAAAGAAGATGGTATTGTTATTGTAGATGATTTTAATAGAGAGGTTGAAAGAATATATTCAACCCATTATTTCGGAGAAGAGAATTTAGTTAAAGTTGTGGAAGAAAAGGTAGCTTTTTTTAGAAATAAAAAAAATGAATAAAGGTATAATATATACAGTTTATAATGCGGTAGGAGATCAATTTTTTAAAGAATTGAGTGTGTCAGTAGAATCATTTAGAAAATTTCATCCGGATCTTCATATTACATGTTTTTCAGACATGAAGCCAGATAAATTATTACAGCTTGTTCCTGGTATTAATAAGTGTATACAAATAGATTGTAAGATATTAAGAGCAAAGGTTGATGTCCTTAAGCATTCTCCATATGAAAAAACTTTATATCTAGATTCAGATACTGTGTTTGATTATAATATATATGATATATTTGATATGTTAGATGAATATGAGTTAGTTATTGCTCATTGTTTAGCTAGAAAGAGAGAGAAATATTCTAAAGTTATTCCAGAATATAAAAATATACCATATGCTTTTTCAGAAGTTAATACAGGAGTAATGGGCTTTAAAAAATGCGACAACATAGATAAGTTGCTTAATATCTGGCCAAAATATTATCGTAAATATTATAACGTTTGTCCGTATGATCAACCGACATTTAGGGTCTCTCTTTGGGAGTCAAAAGCTAAATTATATATTTTACCTCCAGAATATAACGCAAGAAGTAAACAAAATAGACAAAAGCAAAGAACTTTTCATCATGAATTTGGAGAAGACCATCTTAAGGAAAGAATTCTTCATATGCATCATAAACAGGATACTCTTGATAATGCATTACAACATTGTTTAGAAAATTACTTAGAATACTAATGATTTGGACAAATACATCTCTTTTTAATTCCTTATTACCAAAGGATAAAGTTACACAAGACAAAAATCTAGCAACATCAATTATATTAGGAGCACCTCCTATAGATATAACTGAATTTCCTAATGTTGATTTTGTTTTTCGGGCCGGTGTAGGTACTGATAATGTAAATTTTCCTTCGAATATACGAGTACAGTTTCCTTCTATGGAAACTAAAAATATTATTTACGAAGAAACGGCGAATTTTACTTGTTATTTAATATTTAAAATGTTATATGATAACATAGGTGATTTATCTTCATGGAGTAGTACAAGGAGAAACATTCTTACTAATAAAACTTTGTTAATAGTAGGATTAGGTAATATAGGACAAAGAGTTAAAGATAAAATGTCTTCCTTTATTGAAAATATTACAACATATGATATATTGACTGATACATCCTTACCAGATTATAATAAAGCAGATATAGTTAGTCTTCATATACCTTATTGTCCTGAAAATAAAAATTTTATAAATAAAACTAATTTGGCCCAATTTAAAGATAATGCTATTTTAATTAATACTGCGCGAGGTCCTCTCGTAAATGAAAATGATCTTTATGAATGTTTAACACATACTAATATACGAGCTGCATTTGACGCTTTTTGGGTCGAGCCGTATAGAGGTAAGCTTAATGTATATGGTAACTCTAAATTTTTTATGACACCTCATATAGCGAGCTCTAGTATTGAATTTATTGAAAATTGTTATGAGGATTTTGAAGTTGCTCTGAGCAACCATGTCACAGTATGAAAGATGAACAATATTTTAATTTCTTAAAAGGAAAAAAAGCTATTATTATTGGTCCCGCTCAATATCTTACTACTGAGTCGTTCAGCGGGTTTGGTGAAAGCATAGATAAAGAATATGATATTGTAGTAAGATTAAATAGAGGAATGGAATTAACACAGCGCTATAAATCAAATATTGGCTCTAGAACAGACGTATTTTATAATTGTCTTATAGAGCATAAAGATAATGGCGGAATAATAGATATTAATAACCTTAAAGATAATAACATACAGTGGCTGTGTACGATTCCAAATTCTACCATGAGAGGTAATTGCTATAGCAATGCATTACACCCGATGGTTAATCAAAACACTGTAAATTTAATAAAACAGAACTTTAATTTTCATGTGATGGATTTCAGATTATATGGAGAGTTAAATAAAGGAGTAGATTGTCGGAGTAATACAGGCTTCGCAGCAATATTTGATACACTATATCACGGTGTTGAGTCTCTTTTCGTAACTGGTTTTAGTTTTTATTTAGATGCGTTCGCGCCCGGGTATAAGGAAGGATGTGCAAGAGATGAAGATGAATTTGCTAAACAATGCTTCGCATCTAAACGCCATAATCAGGTAAATCAATGGATTTATGCTCGCAAAAATTTAAAAAATAATCCGAAAGTTATTTTAGACGATGTATTAACTAAAATTTTAAATTTAAAAACTCTTAATAGAGAGGATTTTAATGAAGAGACTCAAAATCTATATAGTAACGTATAAAAGATCAAACGTTTTAAATGATACGCTAGAAAAATTATTTAAATCTGATTTTTCTCTAGTCCCGGATACGGAAGTTAATATAATTAATAATCATACAGATTTTAGACTCGATTCACAGTTTAAAGATAAGGTTAATGTACTGCATAATGTTCTTAGGCCAGATTGGTCTAATGGTAATTTAGCTGAAAACTGGAATCAAGCTTTACTTAATGGTTTTAAAAACCTCAATAAACCAAAGTGTGAATATTTAGTTACAATGCAAAATGATACGAGTGTTCATTCTAACTGGTGTAGTAATCTTTTTAAAATGCATAAAAAGTATAACTTTATTGTAGGTAAATTTGGCGATAATTTGGTGAGCTATACAGCATCTGCTGTTAAGAAGATAGGTATTTGGGATGAGAATTTTTTTGGTGTACAATATAAGGAAGCAGATTATTGGTTACGAGCTTTAATTTTTAATAAGAAAAAATCATGTATTAATGATATATTACATGGTATTGAATTGAATAATACAGACGCCCTTGAACTAGATACAGTAGCTGATAGGGAGTTTATTAAAGAAGATGGATTTAAAGGACATAAAACGCTGAAGCGAAAAGCAGATGATTCTGAGCATCAAAAAATTTGGGAAACTAGAACAGGTGTATATAAAGAGTATGCTTGGAAGTATTTTTTTAATAAATGGGCCGGTACGTGGATTAGACAACCAGAAAAATCTCAGTGGATTAAGGCCTGGCCTACAGAGCTTATTAATAACCCACCAGATATGAGAAAGTCTAAATTAAAGAGTATCATAAAGTATTGGTATTTTGAGAAGGACATAGAAAACTTAAAAGATAAAAATTACTTATTATAGATTATTTTATGAATTATTGTAATTATATATAGAAGGATGAAAATTTTTATACCTATTAAACACGAATCTCAGCGAGTTTCGGGAAAGAATTTTCGAAAATTAAATGGAGTGCCTCTTTACAAGCATACACTTTATAAATTAAAACAATATAAGGTTTTCGTTGACACAGATAGTGATGAAATAATTGAACAAATTCGAAGTGACCCTGATTTAAAAAATATTGTTACTCTTAAAAGACCAGACCACTTATGTGGTAATGAAGTTTCGGTAAATAAACTTATAGAGAATCTTTTGCAAGGGTTTTGGCGTGGTCCATCTGAGTCCTCTACAGTTATAAATGATAATGACGTAATATGCCAGATTCATGTTACTAGTCCTTTTCTTAAAATGGATACTTTAGAGAAAGCTTATAAGTTTTTTGAAAAGGATGGTTGTGATTCAGTTGTTAGTTGTAATTTAATAAATTCTCGCTTATGGAGAAAGGAAGAATATGGTTATTGCCCTGTAAATCATAATCCTCTTAAATTAGAGCAAACTCAATCCCTTCCAACATTGTACGAAGAAAATTCTGCTTTTTATATGTTTAAAAAAAATGTATTTACTACTATTAAGAATAGAGTAGGTAAGGCTCCTGCTTTTTATAAAGTGGATCATCCTGAAAATTTTGATATTGATACAGAAGATAATTGGGNAGAATGTTTAAAAATTAATGAGACTATTATGGCAACAGTTACCTAGTCCTATAATTACAGAGATACTATGTAACTCTACAATCGANGGAGTTGTTTTTGATCTCGAACACGGGTGCTTCAATAATGAGACTTTATATACTTGTATTCAAGTATGTTTACTTAAAAATAAATTATGTTTTATTAGAGTAACCTGGTTAGATAAGACTGTTATTAGGATGAGTCTTGATGCTGGNGTATCTGGGGTCATATTTTCAACAGTACAGACCTATTATAAAGCTAAAGAGTATTATGATTATTGCTTTTATCCTCATAAAGGTAGCAGAGGTCAAGGATTAGTCAGAGAGAATGAGTGGGGTAATAGAGATTTTAAAAAACGTAATCCTATAGTTGTAGCTCAAATAGAAACACAACTCGGTCTTGATAATATAAGCATTATTTCGGAAGTAGATTTCGATTATTTTATGGTTGGGCCATATGATTTGTCTGCAAGCTTAGGTTGTGTTGGTGATTTCAATTCACCTGTATATAAGGCTGCTATAGAAAAGTTAAAATTAAAACTAGGTGATAAACTCGGATATCATTTAGTTAAAGACATTAAAGATCAATTTGAAGCTCACAAAAATTCAAAATTTCTAGCCTTATCAATGGATACTCTCTTTATTATTGATGGCATAAAGAGTATTGAAAATTTTAAATGATCTTAATATCTCATAGAGGTAATTTGACCGGGAAAAATGCTAAATTAGAAAACAAACCCCTTCAAATACAAAAAGTATTAGACTTAGGATTTCATTGTGAAATTGATGTTTGGTTTATAAACGGTGAATATTTATTAGGTCATGATGAACCGAAAACTCATGTTAAAGAGTATATGATTGAGCATCCTAATTTGTGGTGTCATGCTAAAAATTTAGAAGCATTACAGGAAATGTTAAAAAACAATAAGATACATTGCTTTTGGCATGAAACAGATCAATATACTATTACCTCTAAGCAATTTATTTGGACATTCCCCGGGAAGTACGCTTCAGACAATTGTATTATTGTAGATAATTCAAAAAATCCACCTAATTATAATTGTACGGGCGTTTGTTCTGATTATGTACAATTATATAAAACACATCGTTTTTGATTTAGATGGAGTATTAATAGATAGTAGAGATTTACACTATTATGCATTAAACGATGCTCTTCGTACTATTAGTGATTCATATGTTATATCAAGAGATGAACATCTTTCTTCATACGACGGTAAGTCAACAAAAACCAAACTCTCACTATTAACTGAACATAAACAATTACCTGAAAGTGAATATGATAAAGTCTGGCAATTAAAGCAAACCTTTACTAGACAAAGACTTCAATCGATTGAAGAGAATTTAGAATTACAACGTTTATTTAAATCTTTAAAAGATAATAATTTAAAGATTTCAATTGCTTCAAACGCTATACGGGAAACTGTATTAACATCTTTAGAAAGAGTAGGNGTATTAAAGTATTGTGATTATGTATTAACTAATGAAGATGTTTTTCTGCCTAAACCTAATGCAGAAATGTATATGAGGTGCATGATTCATACTAAAACAAATCCAGACGAAACAGTAATAGTTGAAGATTCTCACACAGGGAGAAAGGGAGCTATAAGAAGCGGTTCGCATTTATGTCCTGTTACAGGACCAGAAGATGTAACGTTTAATTATATAACAAATTTTATTAAAACAAAAGACAGAGCAATGGAAGAAATAAAACCAAAATGGCTAGGCGGTGATATGAACGTGTTAATTCCTATGGCGGGAGCTGGTACGAGGTTTGAGAAGGCTGGTTATACCTTTCCGAAGCCGTTAGTTGACGTCCTCGGCAAACCAATGATACAGACTGTGGTTGATAACTTAAACATTGAAGCTAATTATATTTTTATTGTACGAAAATCTCATTATGAGGAATATCATTTACAAACTGTACTTAACAATATAGCACCAGGTTGTACAATTGTACAGGTAGAAGGTATTACAGAAGGTGCAGCATGTACAACTTTATTAGCAAAACAATATATTAACAATGATAAGCCATTAGTTATGGCTAATTC